GCGAAGGGACGTAGATTACAACAACAGTTTAGAGAACTGTTGATTGAAAAGTTAGACATAGACCCAGAAGATATAGAGTCAAGGTCTATGGGTGCCGGTGGTGAAGATTTGATTATGTCTAAAGCTGCTCGGCATAAGTTTCCCTATTCTATAGAATGTAAGAACCAAGAACGTATGAATATTTGGTCGGCATGGGAGCAGGCTAATGGTAATAAAGGTATCTATGAACCTTTGGTAGTGATAAAAAAGAATGGTGTAAGGCCACTAGTAGTATTGGATGCTGAGAATTTTTTAGAGATGATAAAGGAGTTTAATAATGATAACTGATGCTGAAGGAAAAGGGCCTACCAAGGAAGAAGCTGATTTGTATAAGTCAGGTATCTATTTGTTTATGGATACTGTTACGGCAGATACTTGTAAAGAAGCTATTGAGTTTATATTAAAACAGAATATAGAAAAGAAAAAACAAAAGAGATTACAGTTTATGATCTGCTCGCCTGGTGGTGCAATGCCAGATTGTTTTGCTTTGATTGATGTAATGAAGGGGTCAAGAATTCCTATTCATACAGTTGGTCTAGGGTGTATTGCATCATGCGGACTTCTTTTGTTTATTACAGGTGAAAAAGGTCATAGAATATTAACACCTAATACATCTATACTCTCACACCAATTCAGCTGGGGTTCGTGGGGTAAAGAACATGAACTGTTTGCACAAGTAAAAGAGTTTGAGTTATCTACTCAACGCATGATAGAACATTATCAAAAATGTACAGGGTTAGACGAAGAAAAAATTAGAAAGTTTTTGTTACCGCCTGAAGATAGATGGCTGTCTGCAAAAGAAGCAAAGAAGTTAGGGATATGTGATAAGGTAAAGTCTGTATATTAATAAATAGTATAAGTAAAGGAGTCCATTATGTCAAGATATAGAAAAAGCATACATCAGACGCTACAAGAAGTTGCAGAATGGGAGGCTCCCAAAGAGCCAGAAGTTATAGTAGAAGAAGCTCCCATCCCTACAGAAACAGGTAGAGAACTGTTAAAGAAACGTATAGCTCATAAGAAAATAGAAAAGAAAGAACTCAAATATTATCCAATGGGTGATGTGTTTAAAGGTAAGTTACACAAAACTACTGAGTATCTTAAAGAAGCTTTAGAGATAGATGATGAACTAGACGAAGCGATTAAATGGGAAGTAAAGGTAACTAATCTCCCTGTGTTCTATGCTGATGGTAGAAGTAAGGGTAAAGTTCGTCAGATGCTAAGAAAACTTTTGAAACATCCTGATGATATTATATCTATCACTAGAACTACATCAGCCGAACTTAAAAAAATTAGACGAGGACAGATCGCTGGTGATGAGCCGGGTGATGAAGATGAAGATAAGAACCCAGTGGGTCCTAGTTATAATGAAGATGTAGAACTTGATGAAGCAGGCCGCCCAAGAGGTGCCGCACATATAGAGAATAAAAGGTTTTGGGATTTAAAAGATAAAGAATTACATTATATTATAAAAGATGCTGGTCAGGCTGTTCAAGCAAATCCAACAGCCAAAAAGGCAACTCAAGGTCCTGGTAACTGGTCAGATCAAATTAATGATGCGGCCACTGTTCTCTATTATAGAAAGAAGAAAAATATTAAAGTTGAAAAGTTTGAAGGTCCCTTTACTGCACCAGGCAGTGGGTCTATAGCCAAACCTAGAAAAGCAAAAGCATCTGATGCAAACAAATCAATTGAACAACAGATGGCAGATGCTCGTAGAGGTAAGTTAGCCTTTCAAGAAGATGAATGGGACACCATGTGGAAAAATGCTGCTAAGGAAAAGCCTAAGATGTCATTCAAACAAGCCACTGAGTTCGTAGACGAAGTAGGATTGGACAAAAAAGAAAAAAAGAATGCTCTAAAGACTGCCAAGAAATGGTTACGATAATTGGAAAAGCTTAATAGCATATTACTAAAATGGTGGTTTTTACTTTGTACTCAAATAGCTTTGGGTACAGTAGCATACCACTTCGGATTTTTTCATCATCTCTATAGAGAAGATACTACTCGTATTGGTTTTTTTATACTAGGCTTACTCTCACTTACTACTTTGGTGTTGGGTAAGAAAGTATATTCATTTAAAAATAACTGGATGGGAGAAAAAGAAGCATTTGAAAGTATATCTCCTGGTTGGTTTATAGCTGAAACTTGTCTAGTATTAGGTCTTATTGGGACTGTCACTGGATTTATTTTAATGTTAGGCACAGCCTTTACTGAACTAGATGTCACCAACATTGTATCAGTTCAAGGAGCCTTGGTGAAGATGTCACTTGGGATGTCTACTGCATTGTATACTACACTGGTTGGTCTGATAAGTTCATTAGCTATTAAGATTCAATTGGTGACTATTGAAAGACAATTAGAAAAATGTTAACATGGCCAACAAACCTAAATATGTTTCCAATGTTGCATTTACAGACTTACTGTTTAATATTGTAGTAGGTTTAGCTTTCCTATTTCTATTGGCGTTCATACTGATGAACCCCATTGCCAAAGATAAAGACATCGAAGAAAAATCAGATTATATTATCATACTCACATGGGACGATGAGTCAGGTGATGACATTGACCTATGGATGCGAGATCCTTTAGGCAATATTCTTTCGTTTAGAAATCGAGAAGATGCTTTGATGCATTTAGATCGTGATGATTTAGGTTTGTCTAATGATAAGGTAGAACTCCCTGAGGGTGGGTATGTATATGTGTATAGAAATAAAGAAGTGGCTTCTTTGCGTGGGGTGCATGAAGGTGAATACTTGGTGAATGTTCATGTGTATAATAAAAAGCCATGGAAGGATAGTAGTATGAAGCCTAGTAATATAAGGGTGGAGTTGATTAAATTAAATCCTTATGATGAAGTAACACAGGCAGAATTTATAGCCACTAAAAAAGGTCAAGAGTTTACTGCATTTCATTTTACCCTAGATAAAGATGGTGAGGTGATAGGTATAAGAGATGAAAGAGAACCTTTGATAGGTGCTAGTTCTGTGCATAGTGTAAGTGGTAGTGGACAAAGTTCAGGAGCTCCCACATCTTATAGTAATTGGTTTGGTAACGATGGGAGTTGGAGAAATGACCCAGCAGCAGAAGGTTCACAATAATGGAATATCTTATCTATGGTAGTTTAGTTCTCATTACTTTGTTGTGCTTATGGGCTATCATTAGTATTCCTAAAAATTATTTGTTCAAATCATTATTGATACCAGCGATGTTAGTTGTTGCAGTATCAACATGGTATACTTATCAAGCAGTGTTAGGATTTGGGACTGAATTTAAACCAGATAAAAAGGTGATGTATCATGCTCATGTGGCAGACAAGAAGAATGAAAAGATATATATACTGTTGTCTGCAGCGGGTGATGGTGAACCTAGATTACATATCTATCCATATAGTGCGGAATTAGAAGAACAATTAGAAGGAGCTGAAGAAAAGAACCAGCAGGGTGTAGTGGTGGTAGCTGAAATAAAGCTCCAAGATGCTCAAGGATCCAGAAGGTTTGAAACCGATGAAAAGTGGGTATTTTATGAGCTTCCACCTACAGAATGGATGCCTAAAAAATAATGCTTGACATAGGATTAATAATGTAGTATAATTAAAAGTCTATAGCGGAGTGTGTGAATGAATAAACTTATAAGATGTGTGGTAATTGTGGTGATGATAATGATCCCAGTGAATGTTATGGCTCGTATGTATCCCTCGACCATTCCAATGCCAGCTGTATGTTTTTCAGAGCTAAGAGAGTTATATATTTACCAGGAGATGATTCTTGGTGAAACTATAGTGGCTGCTGCAAAGACATTAGCGACAGCCAAAGCTGAAGATCAAGGATGGATTGTCATTTTTTATAATAAAGAAAAAGATTCATGGTCATTGGCAGGTATAGTTCCAACACAAGCTTGTGTAATGATGGTGGGTCATGGCTGGGATTCTATTCCATTAGAGATACTTCCCCCCGCTTATAAAGAATATCAAGAAGGTCCTAAAGTTCCAGAACCTACAGTACCAAAAGTTTCAAATGATGATGAATGGGAAGGTAAGTTATGAGTAAGAAGATACATGATTGTCCGTGTGATCCATGCCACAATAGAAGTAGGTGTGGAAGGGAGGCCTTGGAGTGTAAGGCTGTGAAGAATTTTTATAACACCGGTTGGTATACTAAGGAGTTAGTAGGTGTTAAGTTGAAGCCAATGAAGGTGCGGAGATGAAAGTACAACGAAAACATAAGCACGAATCTTTTGAGGCGATGATGCGGAGATTCAAGAAGGGGTGTGAGAAGAGCGACATCATTAATGAGGTCAAGAAACGAGAGCACTATGAGAAGCCCAGCTCAGTTCGTAAAAGAAGTAAAGAGATGGCTGTAAAGAAAGAATTAAAGAGGCAGGAGGATCAAAGAGTAAATAGATTTTCCGGTTAAGATGGATATTATATTGTATATGTGGGAAGATTATGAGAGTGATGAATTTTCTGCAAAGATTATCACCTTATTGCAATTGGTCTCACTAGAATTTAAAGTACATTCGTTTGAAAAGGACACTGATATGGAGGTGGTGTCAAAAACTATAGGTGAGAAGGTGAGAAAACTTCCACAGATAGAGGTGGATGGCGAAAGAATTGGCGGTTACTATGATTTAGTAGAGCACCTGATAAATAAAGAAGTAATTAATTATGCAGGTAAGCCAAAATGGAAGAAGAACAATTAGATAAGATGGCGAAGGTCCGTGCGGCCAAGAAGCCACCAGCTTATAAAAACATACATGAAGATGTCAGAGATTTACCTGACGATAATACATTAAGTGTTAAGAATGTTAAGGGGTGGGAGAAACATAACAAAGAACGTGTGAAAGAATTGAAGTATAAGATTCGCCGTATGTATAAAGGTAAAGAGAAAACATTATTAGAACGTGAGTTAGGAAACAGAGAAGTTTACTTAATGAATATCGCTAGATACTTTGACACAAGTGTATGGTTAGATTTGTTTTATGGAAAAGATCAAGAACATAAAACGAAATACAAAACTATATCATATGCTTATGATGACGAAGGATATATCAAACAGCCCATGTAGCTCAGCAGGCAGAGCAGGGGTTTTGTAAACCTCAGGTCGGCAGTTCGATTCTGTCCATGGGCTCCATATAAATAGTTAAAGATTATTATGATATTGATTGATTTTACACAAGTTGTTATTGGTTCGTTAATGGTAGCACTCAACAGAGGTGAGGACCTGGATGATGATCTTGTTCGTCACCTTATTCTAAATAACATTCGTTACTACCGCACCAGATTCACTGAGGATTATGGTGAGGTGGTGATATGCTGTGACAGTAGACATTATTGGCGTAAGGATTACTTCCCAAATTATAAGGCTAACCGTAAGGTAGATAGAAAGAAGTCAGAGTATAATTGGGATCTAATTTTTGAAACTCTAAACACTATACGAGATGAAATAAGAGAGAACTTTCCTTATAAAGTTATAGAAGTTTATGGTGCTGAGGCTGATGATGTAATTGCTCTTCTCTGCCAACACAGAGGATTAGAAAAAAATATAATTGTGTCATCAGATAAGGATTTTATCCAGTTACACAATAATATTATAGAACAGTATAGTCCTGTTACTAAAAAGATGGTAACTCATCCAACACCTAAAGAATATTTAGCTGAGCATATTCTTAAAGGGGATAGGAGTGATGGGGTTCCAAATATATTATCGCCAGATGATACATTTACAGAAAATAAAAGACAGAAACCAATGCGGAAAACTGTTATTAAAGAAGTAGTAGAGCAGATGGTAGCATTCGATGCTGAACAATTATATATGTTAGCTAAGTGTCCTAGAGATACATGGATTCGGAATTGGCAACGTAACGAAACACTCATAGACTTAACAAAGATTCCAGTAGAGATTCAGAATAAGATTCTAAAAGAATATGACAGTGTTAAAACAGGAGATCGTAGTAAGTTGTTTGGATATTTTGTTGAAAAGAAATTAAGTAAACTAATACAATCTATAGGAGATTTTTGAGATGGCTTATGAAACTTATCAGCCTTTGTTTCATGAAATTTTTACACAAGTGAATAATGCAAAGGATAAACCAAAGAAAATTGCGGTACTCCGCAAGTATGAGGCAGAAGGATTGAAAAACTTTTTGATGTGTGCTTTCAATCCTGATATAGAATGGATGCTTCCAGCAGGTGACGTTCCTTATATGCCTAATGATGCACCGGAAGGAACTGAACATACCATGTTGCATAGTGAAGCGCAGAATTTATATTATTATGTAAAGAAGTTAATACCTGGTACTACCGATCAATGGATGATTGGTAATACAGAAATAAATGATGCTCGTCGAGAGATGATGTTTATTCAGATGTTAGAAGGCTTGAGTGCTGCGGAAGCAGAGCTGGTATTACAGGCTAAGAATCGAACATTGAATAAGAAGTATAAAGGTTTGAATGCCAACACAGTAAGAGAAGCATTTGGTTGGGATGAGAATTTTGTTGATGCTAGATTGGTGGCTCAGCGACAATCACAACCTAGGGATTTGGGCCGTATGCCTCAAGATATCGCAGATTCCCAACGAAGATAATAAGAGTTTTCTAATATACTAATAGAGTTAGCGTAAGTCCTTGATAATAAAGAGAATCTTTTTTACCCTTATAAATCAAACACTTATGAAAAAAGCCTTTAATATCAAAGGGATAGAGTGCTTGACATGGGGTTGATAGTGTGGTATAATAATAGTATGAGATGAGAAATCGGTTCTCATTATTAGCGGGAGTGAAAAATGTCGATTATAATACCGACAATAGAGAAATATGAAGTCTGTGACTATACTTATAAGTCACTAGGCTTTTCTGCGGTAACTGCCCCCATAGTTAAGAGTAATCTTAGCAAACGGACGTTTAATGTTATAAAGACGTTTGAGGATCTAGAAGAAGCTCGAAAGTTTATAGAGGGGACAGACTATGTACTCCGATATGTATTTAAGGAGATAGAGCCAGATGCAACTGTTCATTGAGGGGTATCGAAGTCACAATAAAGAACTCTACCGAGCTCTTGCGAGTGCGGCTATTTGGTATGGTGCCGTTCTTTTGGGTACTCGGATGGTCAACAATATCTATCTAGATATTAAATTGACCAAGGGACTGAAGAAGAAAGAAAAGGCTTATGGGTATTGTCATATTGTAGATGATAATTTGTCCCGACCTAGGGAGTTTATGATTGAACTTGATGCTTCTATGAAGTATGGGTTTGATGAAATTCTTACATGGTTAGCCCATGAGATGGTTCATCTCAAACAATTTGTGAGAGGTGAGTTGTGTGATTATGAAACTGGACGAGTACAGTGGAAAACACGATCATTTGGACGAGTACACTATGACGATCAGCCGTGGGAGAAAGAGGCTTATCGTTTAGAAACTAAACTTTATGAGGAATTTGCAGGGTGGTATTATGAGTGATGTTGGAGAACGAGTAAAGGAGATAACTGCTCAAACATTAGGTATAGAATCTACATCAATTAAAGAGACATCAAATTTTAGTAAAGATTTGGGAGCTGATTCTTTAGATACTACTGAATTGGTAATGGCTCTAGAAGATGAGTTTATTATAGAGATATCAGATTTGGAAGCAGATAATATATTTACTGTAGCTGAAGCAACTGAGTATATTAAGGAGAGATTAAATGCCTAAAAGAGCAACACTAGAGATTTTAGATCCAGATGAAAAGATATTTGGTTCAAACACTACAGGGAAGTATTTTGTGCAAGAGTTTGAGGACGATCAGCCAAGAGGTGGTCAATTTTTCAAGACCATCAAAGAGGCTGAGAAGCACATGGTAGAATATGAAGCAGGAGACGAGACTGATACTAAAGTCTTGTTACAAGAAGATGGCTAGTGGTCAATGGTCCGACTGGCAAGTGAGACAGATTGCCCAGAACATGGCAGAGAAACGCCCTAAGAGAGATTGGTTTGATGGTGAAGATGAAAACTATCTTACATCGCTCAAGAGTTGGTCACACATCACAGCCAGACAGTTATACTCTATGGAGTTAGAAGAACGTCAGTTGATTATCTTTATACATCATTTGGGTATAGAACACGTTGGGGTAGTAACATTTGATCCCCAAGATAAGGGTAGATATTCTCAACAGAGTGACTTTAGTCCTAATGAGGGGCGATGATATTTTTAGAATCAGCTTTGAATGTAGTAGTAGCAGTGATAATGACTATGGGGATGTCCATAGAAGATCAAGACTTACAGAAAGAAGTTTATTGTGGAGCTCAAAATATATACCATGAGAGTAGAGGTGAACCAAATTTAGGACAGGTGGCAGTGGCTCATGTAGTTCGTAATAGAATAAACAGTGAGCATTATCCTGACACAGTTTGTAAAGTGATCTGGGAGCCTGCACAGTTCAGTTGGACTAAGGATGGTAAATCAGATCATCCAAATATGGTGAACAAAATAAATAGAGATGCATTTATTAAGTCAGTATGGTTGCATCTAATGGCTAATGACAATGTGGATATAACAGGGGGTGCAACACATTATTATGCACACGATAAAGTATATCCAGATTGGGCAAAGAAGATGGTGGTTACTACAGTGATAGGTAATCATACATTTGGTTATATTCCGAACGGTAAATAAATAGGAGATGGAAATGAAGAAGTTAATGTTGGTGGGTCTAGTATCACTCCCGTTAGTCAGTGGGTGTGCTACAAAAATGGAAACTGGGACCGCATTGGGTGCCCTTACAGGGGGAGCTTTGGCCTATGGTTTAGGGCAAGACTCTAGTAAGAAGGAACTTTGGACTGTTCTTGGTATTGGTCTTGGTGCAATGATTGGCTCAAGTATCGGTCAACAGTTAGATGA